GGGAGCGATTCCGCGAGGTAGCAGCGTACCGATATAAAACGGCTGAGAGAATCCACGGCATCATCGGGAAGCTCGAGGGCGAGAAGAAGGAGGCGTGAGGGGATGCCGAGAGAGCTGGAAGGATACCGGCCGCAGCTGGAGCTGCTGACGGATATGTTTCCGGGCCGGGCGGCCATCGGGATCACGGAATGTCAGGCGGCGCTGGGCATCGACCGGCGGACGCTGCTGGCCGACCGGCGGTTCCCGGCCCGGCACATCGGGAACAAGTACACGGTGTCGCTCACGGAGCTGGCACGGTGGATGGTACAGAGATAGGAGGCTGACCCATGGGGAAGGAAAAGGCCTACACCCTCACATTGAGCGCGCAGGAGCTGCACGATCTGATCGAGGCGGCGATGGTGTGTGAGTGCCAGGCAGCGCAGATCATAAACGGGCTGAAGCGCAAGGGGCTGGACCTGGACGCGCAGAAGCTCGTTACACAAAACGCCCGTCTGGCGCGTCTCGTCAGGCGGATGCAGGAAGCGAAGAAGGAGACAGCATGACAAATTTCGGGAAGACCGTGCGCAAGCGGCTGATCGATCTGGACAAGACGCAGGACTGGCTGGCCGCGCAGGTCAGGGGGATGGGGATCCCCTGCAATAAGACATATCTCAGCAAGATCCTGAATGGAGCCCGGAAGGGCAAGCAGGTCAAGGCTGCGATCGAGAAGATTCTGGATCTGGAAGGGGGTGCGCTGGGTGGATGAGCTCAAGAAAAAAACGATCGCCGCACTGGAACAGCTCGGGTATGAGCCGGAGGAAGAGACCAGGGAGCGGCAGGAGCGACTGCTGGAGGAGCTGCGGTACCGGGAGGCAATGCGGCGGGTGGCGAAGACCTGCTGCGTGTGGCTGGGCGGCGCGGCCTTTGTGCTGGCGGTGATCGCCGGGTACGCAGAGATGACCGACGCCTGCGTCGCGACCGGCGCGATCGCGCTGGGCCTGACGACCTACGGGATCCTGTGAAGCCGGTGAAGGACGAGCCCAAGATCATCGTCGAGCTCCGGCCGGATCAGCTGGCCGACATCATCGACGCCGTCCTGGCCTTTGCCGATGACTGCGCCAATGACCGGGAGATTCTGCAGAGCATGCCGCGCGTCGACCGGGATACGGTCGAAGACCTGCTGCAGCTGGACGCTCTACGAGAGCATCCGGAACCACATCTACGATGTCAACCACCGTGACAGGGACAGCCTGCAGCCCGATCTAGCAGCGGGAAAGCAGATGGTCCATGCCGACAACCAGATAAGGAGGCGCAAACACATTGCGAAATAGCATCGATTACCCCGGCGAGCGGGCGCCGCGGCGCCCCGCCGTGATCGCACAGGCTGGATACACCGGCCAGAACCACTTTTCCGTTACATATGGAGACCAGAAAGTAACCGTCCGCGCCGAGGATGGCTATGCGGCCCTTTTCACCGCAGCCAAACACTGGGGCTATAAATTCACCCGCCCGGAGTACCATCAGAACGCCCGCGCGACCAAGCTCCACTACACGCCGGACACCCGGCCGGGGGCGATGGTATGAGGTTTGTGTGTGACGCCTGCCAGGATATCACGAACATCGAGGCCGACCGAATGGAGATCCAGGGCGACAAGCTGATGGTGTACAGCCGCGGGCGGCTGGTCTACATGGCGGATCTGGGGCAGATCATGCTGGCCAAGCTGACGCCGGGGAGGGAGGAAAAACCATGACAGGGCAGGAAATCGTGCAGGCGCTGCGGTGCTGTGCAGAGGGCGATTGCAGCAGTATAGTCACCCACTGGATGCCGCTGCCGGAAGCGCCGGAGGGTTAAAACGAATGGGAATCTATGATGCAGATTGCGACTGCGTGAGAGCAGACGAAAGGTTCATTTGTAAATGCGCAAAATGCGGGCGTGAGCGGCTCAAAAAGAATAGCATCTGCGTTCTGGTTAGAAAGCCGTATAGCCCTGCAAGAACGCTTTGCTATATTTGCCAAAGCTGCTACGTGGAAACGATAGAAAAACTCGGGATCATGGAGTAGGAAGGAGGCAAGGCATGAGTAAAGCTGTTTTGATCAGCGTCCGCCCTGAGTGGGCTCGGAAGATCCTGAACGGGAGTAAAACGGTCGAAATCCGCAAGACCGCGCCGAAGTGCGGTGTGCCGTTTAAGTGCTATATCTACTGTACCACAGGCGGAAAGGGGGCGCTCATGGTGAAAGCCAACGCAGGGACGCCGGCTATTACGGCGGAATCGGCCTATGAGCGCGAACAGGCGGAGGCGTTTGGATATGAGGACGCCAACGGGAAAGTCGTTGCGGAATTTACTTGCAATAAGATCGGCACGGTCTACCCGCTTTGCATGATCCCCAAATGGGCGACGGTGGATGCCTGCCTCACCCGCGAGGACATATACAAGTATCTGGGCACGGAGCACGGATACGGCATGCAGATCGATGATCTTAAAATTTACGACACCCCGCGCGAACTGCGGGAATTTTACGCTGTGCCAAATGAGGTAGAGGTAGCGCTCAAGGCAAAACCCAAGCCGGTCACCCGCCCGCCGCAGAGCTGGCGGTATGTGGAGGAATTGCCGTGAAGGTTTACATAGCCGGTAAAATCACCGGAGATCCGAATTACAAGATGAAATTCCGCATGACGGCGAAGCACATACAGGAGCTGTATCCTCTCGCGGTGATCTTGAATCCGGCGGAACTGCCGGAAGGGCTGACACCGAAGGACTACATGCGGCTGTGCTTCGGGATGATCGACGCGGCGGATATCCTGTTCGCGCTGCCGGATGCGAAGGAAAGCAAGGGTGCAAAGTTGGAAATTGCGTATTGCAGATATGTTGAGAAAGGGGTTTTGAAATGGAACGACTGACAAGACCTAATATCAACGTAGACCCGGGCACCGACCGATTTCTGAACGCCGCGATCGGCGGCAAGGAAATCGACTGGAAGCAGTGCCGGGACAGCACGCTCAACGTGCTGATCAACGGCCCAACGAGCAACGGCTTTGGCAAGGATATTTTCCGCAAGATGGCCCGCGATCTGTACGGACGGCTAAAAGCCTACGAGGACACGGGGATTGAACCGGAAGCAGTGGAAACGGTTAAGCTTGCGCTGGCCGCAAAGCACATGGTTGATCTCGAAACGCTCAACAATACGCCAATCAGCAGGCTTGTAGAGATTGCCGAGGCCGACAAGGACGGGCGCGTGGTGGTGCTGCCGCCTGAGGAAAGAACGTTAGATTTTCCAGCAAAATACACTGAAATACGCGCATTGTACCATTTTTGCGTCGATCTTGGAATCAAATGCACGATAGAGCACCTGTACGACGGCTATGCAGTGCGTTTCCCGGACGGAAGTGACTTCGCACAGCATCATGGCACATATGGCGGGACGGAAGGATGCGTTGAACCGGCTATCGGGGACTCCGAATTTGACCATACTGCCGTCGGCTTGAACCTCGCGAAGGAGCTCGTGAAGAAACACAAAGGCAAATTGGAGGTTGACCATGCCTGACGAATACATCAGCCGCGAAGCGGCACTGAAATACATAAAATTGGAGCAATGCAGAACGTGCTCGGACATTGGGCTGTGCGGGAATTGCGCCGTACTCGTTGCAGTAAAACTACTTGAAAAAGTGCCAGCCGCCGACGTTAGTCGGCTTGAACTTAGCGAAGGAGCTCGTGAAGAAACACAAAGGCAAATTGGAGGGCAAGAAGGATGGCTGAACTGAAACCGTGCCCGTTTTGCGGCGGTGAAATTAGCCTTGTTCTGTGCGATGACGAAGGAAATCTGCATGATGAGTCATATAGAGAACGTCCCTATAGTGGGATTGGCTTTATGCTTCACCATGCTCATGAGGAAAACCCAGAATGCCCGATTGCAAGCTATGAGTGCGATGGCGGGATTTTGGGTGGTGTGTATATTTACGACACGGAAGAACAAGCCGTTGAGGCATGGAACAGGAGGGCGACGGATGGGCCAGCACAAACATAATCCTACGGCTATTGCAGCAAAGAATGGTGAGTTGCCGCCGAAGAAGCGAGAGCGGCGGCTGACCAAGCGGCAGGCGGAAAGGCTCTTGCGGCTGAAAATTATACGAACAATCGACCCATTCCACGCCCTGCCGGATGGGATGGCCGGAGTTATTGCAGGAGGTATGCCTTATGGCTGATTATATCCGGCGCGAGGATGCGCTATTTGCGTTACGGAAAGCAGAACGCGGTGGAAGCATGACGGCACTAACACGGTTGGAACGCGCATATGCCGAAATTCGGGAAATGCCCGCCGCCGACGTTGCGCCGGTGGTGCGGTGCAAGGACTGCAGGCACAGTAAGTATGCAGCGTGGTGCGAGGGATATGCGTGCTGCAGAACAGTTGGAGAGTATCATCACGCAGATTTTGGATGCACAGACGGAAAACTGCGAACAAACGGAGTTACAGAATGAGCGGGCTGCGGTTTGAATCCATGGCGGACATGCCGCCGAGGATGCGGGAGCTGTATGCCAGGCAGCAGATCGACCTCTCAGGCGCTGCGGCGCCAGCTCCCCTTCACAAGGGGAGCCATGGGAAGACGAAGTACGGCAGCCGGAGAGATACGCGCGGCGAGCTGCGCTTCGCCAGCCGGAAGGAAGCCCGGCGCTATGACGAGCTGATGGTCATGCTGCGGGCCGGGATCATCTCCGACCTGCGGCTGCAGCCGCAATTCACGCTGCAGGAATCTTATGTGACAGAGACCGGGGAGCGGATCCGCGCGATCCGGTACACGGCGGACTTTTCCTACCGATTCGGCGGAAAGCTAGTCGTCGAGGACGTGAAGTCGACCGCCACGCGGACCAAGGAGTATCTGCGGAACCGCAAATTCATGCGGTCCAAATTCGGGATCGAGATCCAGGAGGTCTAACATGCCAGAAAAAAACGAGAGCAGCCCGCGCGAGGCATGCGGGCTGCCGAAGCAGGGCAATGCCTGTCCGTATGCAAAGCTCGCGCCGTATCTTTGCGCGCGGTGCGGCTGGAACCCGGATGAGCACGCGCGGCGGCAGGCGCTGCCGCTGACCGAGAACGCCGACGGGCTGCGGCACAAGGATATCAGCCAGCCCGAGGGCTAAGACCAGCAATCAGCCGGGGAACCATATTTTTTCGGACTTATGCCGCGGCCGCTCCGCCATGAGACGGCTGCGGGAGGATCACCCCGGCTCTGCACCCGGCCCGCGACACCTCAAGCCCGCGGGCCGGGGATAAAAAGCGCGTGTGGAACGTGCGCGCGGATGGGAACCGTCAACGTTACCCCACGCCGGGTGTCGGGATCGCCCGGCGGCATCGTGTTACCTCCTTATGGAAAGCTGTCTGAGCAGACAAGGGCAGCTCGCCTGCGGCGACAGGGGGACGCGCAGGCGCAGGCGGTGCAAGTCCGCTCTGCATAGGGGCCGGGAGACCGGCCCCTGACGAAAGGAGAATGGAAATGTCACACGTAGTCGATCTGACGGGCTCGGATTTTGGATATTTGCACGTCATCGGGCGGGATACCAGCAAAAAAAGGAGACACGGCACACTGGATCTGCCGGTGCAAATGCGGGACCATCTGCAGCAAGGACGGAAGGTACCTCCGGAACGGGCATGCAAAAAGCTGCGGCTGCTTCCGGAAAGAACGCGCGGCCACGCTCGTCACCAAGAGGGATCCAGCCAAAAAGCCAAAAGCCGAACCGAAGAAGAAAAAATTCGGCCGCGGCCCGCAGCGGGCAGGCTCCGGGATCTGTTACAACCCACTCTGCCCGACGCGCAACAACTACCGCGGCGCTTGGAGCTGCACCGAATGCCGCTTCTGCCCGGAACGCAAATTTGCCCGCCAGTCGAGGCGGGAGATCATCACAATTTGAAGGGAGTATCAAAATGGCAGAAATCATGGGCGCGTTTGCGCGCGACCTAGACAATTTTGTCGCATACTACGAAAAACAGCAATGGGATACCAGCTTCCGCGGCGAGCAATACCCGCCGTGCATCGTCATGGAGCAGTCCACGCCGCCGCTCTTCGAAGTGGGGGCGGACGGTGCAAAGACGCTGGTGCCTAATCCGACAATTCAGATTATTGGTCGACCGGAGACTGAGGTTGTTACGACCGGCAAACTGCAGATCAGCAAAAAGGATTTCACAAATCTGACCAACCGCGCCGCCGCTCTGCTGGAGCTGTTCCTGCACGGGTTTATGCAGGAGCGCAAGGAAATGGAGGCGGAACAGGGATGAGTAAGAAAGACAAGCGCCGGGAAGCGCTGCGGCTTGGCAAAAAGGACATGAGCTTTGCGGAGATCATGCAGGCAATAGGGGCGTGCAGGGCGGACGACTGCGACAAGTGCCTGCTGAACGGCGGCCCCATCGCAGGATGGTTCCCGGAGGATGTGCCGGACTGCTATACCGTGCTGCTCAAAAATGTCGGGGAGAAGCTGCTGGAATACTACCAGAAGATCCGGGAAAACGACGCGGCGGAAGAAAATCAGAGAAGAACAGAAGAAAATATCAAAAAACGAGGAAGCAAGAGCGAGGGAGTCTTGGACTCGTGCCCCGTTTGCCCGGTATGCGACTATGTCTTCGACGAATTCAGCGTGAGCGACGATGCAAGACGGCACATCTTTCCATTTGGCGCAGAAGACACCATTGACTTTGGACTCGAAGAACGAATCGTCAGACCACAAAAATGCCCGCAATGCGGCATGAAAATCGCTGGGATTAGGTGGACGGAGCCCAAGTTTGTTGGGAACCGCAAGGAATTCTCGTTCAGCCGTCCGCCGGAAGACGTGGAGGAAAAAAGAAAATGATTTTGCTGGAATGCACAGTCGCAATGCGTGACGGCGATCGGAAAAAGCTTCAGGAGAAACTTGCGGCGGAGATCGGGCAGCCAGTCGTTCTTCTGCCGAGCGGCGTATCGCGGGCGAAAGAGCGGAATATCCTGTTCCTTTGCGACAGAAAGGCTTGCGAGAAATGCATCTATCCAACGTGCAGGCATACGCCGGAGCTGGAACACGCCAGAAATTTTGCACCAGCAGGATTTACGAAGCGCACGGACGGCGTGTGGGTAGAGCAGGAGGGCGCAACGATGGAAGGGAAGACCGACCAGGACAAACTTGAAAAGAGGCTGGTTGAAGCAACGAGGGAGGCGATGGGACTTGAAACAGAAAAACGCAGTCCGCATGGTCTGGCGCTGGGATGATATCTTCCGTGTCTACCGATGCCCATACTGCGGCAGACCGGAGAAACCATGCTTTGAGCTCTGGAAAAAAGGCGGTTTGAAAAAAAGCCTGCCGAGCCGCTGCACATACTGCAAAGGAGAATTGGAAGGAGTGGAAGGAGAAGAAAATGATCATTGAGATTTTGGAGCTTGCTGCCGCGCTGGAGTGGATCGCGCTGGGCGTGCTGGTGTTTTTTAAGCTGCGAAGCCTGAAAAGCAGGATAGACGCGTTGCTTGACGAAATGTGGCCGAAGTCTCCGGCTACACTGCGAGACGAGACACCAATCGGACCGGGTCCAGATCCGGCCGGAAAAAAAGGCCCGTGGCCAATCTGCCCGGAATGTTGGGCTGTGGGCTGCTGCCGCTGGGACGAAAAGACAGATACGTGTACGTGTACGGCGTGCGGGTACACAGAAGAAGGAACTGCCAGTTGAACGCATGGCCGGAATTTCCGGCCACGCTTTGAGCGGGCAGAGATGGGAGGAGCTGAGACTATGGTGAAGAGACACAAGCGCCGGAAGTTTTCCGGGAGGGTCTGCGAGCAGATCGTGTACACGGTGGCGGGCGGCACAGATCCGAAGACCAGCCGGCCGAAGAAGCCGCGGTTCCAGTCGCAGGAAGAACGCGAGGAATTCAACACCAGGATCTCGGCTGCAAAGTTCGTGGCGCTGGTCAACGCCAACTTCTCCCCGTCGAGCTATTACTCCACATTGACGCTAGACCAAGAGCATGAGGTACATACCGCGCAGGAGATGCGCAGGATCCGGGATAATTTCTACCGCCGCATGGTCTACCGGTATCCGGAAGCCAAGATTGTCATCGTCTACGGCCGGGGCAAATCGACCAACCGCTTCCACCTGCATCTGATCACGGACGGCATTCCTGCCGATGAGCTCGGCAGGCTCTGGGGCCTCGGCAGCGTCATCGACTGCAAGCCGCTGCGGAAGCACAACTACTATCTGGATGAGAACGGAAATAAGGTCGACCACGGGCAGGACTACACGGCGCTGGCCAACTACCTGCACGGCCACTGGCGCAAGGAGTTCGGCGGCCACCGGTACAAGGCAAGCCGCAGCTGCGTCCGGCCGGAGCCGGAGCCCGCGACCGAGGCGGTCCGGGACTACAGCCCGACGCGCCCGCCAGTCGCCCCGCGCGGCTACATCCTCGTCGAGTCCAGAGCCACGCAGTATGGATTCCTATATTTCAAATATGTATGGGACCCCAAAAACGAGACACATAAGCGGAACGGGAGCCGCCTTCTTTAAGCCTTGTAAATGTGTTGAGTTTTGCGACGAAGAAGGAAGGAGCTGAAAAGATGTCGAAACCGAGATACTGGTGGTACGGAAATGTCTGCCGCACCATCGGCGAATACCCGAAACTGAGCCGACAGGTTCGGGATATGAGCCGGCAGAAGATCACGCCGGGCTATTCCTCACAGCCGGGCGGGCAATCCTCCGGCCGCGCCGTCGAGGACATTGCGGTGCGCGTCCTGTCCTCACGGGAGTACGAGGACTACACGGCGATCCAGTCCGCCATCAACACCGTGCAGACCTGGCGGGACGGCGGCGATGTGCTGGAGATCGTGCGCCTGCATACATGGATCTGGCCGCGCGAGAGCCTGGAGTCCGCTGCCCGGCAGGTGCACGTGAGCACATCCACGGCAAAGCGGATGTACAGCCGCTTTGTCTACGAGGCGGCGCGGGCAATGGGCTACCGCAAAAGTTGAGCTAACAGAGCCTAAAATCTGTGCTACAGTGATAGCGTGAAGAATTGGAGGGAACAGGATGCAGCCATGGGCCGCACGCTTTTACGCGTCCGGGCGCTGGAAGAAATGCCGCACCGGGTATATCAAGTTCCGCCGGACCATCGATGGCGGGCTGTGCGAAGAGTGCAGGGACAAGCCGGGCTACATCGTCCACCACAAGCGGGCGCTCACGCCGGAAAACATCACCGACCCGGACGTCAGCCTGTCCTACTCCAATCTCGAGTTCGTCTGTAAGGACTGCCATGATCAGTTTGACGGTCACGGAGTCGCAAAATCTCTGACGCAAAAAATTTTCTTCGACGCCGCCGGAGACCCGATCCCCCCCGTCGCGCGAGGCCGGGGCGCCGGCTAGATCACCGCACGCCCTACCTCGGAAGAATACGCAGACCGTTCGCGAGGCCCCCCTGCTTTGAAGCGGCGATAAGTAATCCACGCGCACGCGTGAGCAGGAGGCAAAAATCAAGCAAAAAGGAGGCGTTTTCTGTGGCGAATCAGCGTGAAAAGACCAAAGAACAGAGGATCCGCGCGGAGAAAGCGCGTCTGAAAAAGCTTTACCGGAATCTGCCGAAGGAAGCAGCCGGAACTGTCGCGGGACTCATCGATCAGGCAGCCTTTATGCGCATCGAGTGCGAGGACATGGCAGACGACCTGCGGGAAAACGGCTGGACGGAGAAATTCCAGCAGTCGGAGCGGCTCGAGCCCTATGACCGCGCCCGGCCGATCGGGCAGGCGTACAACTCCACGAACGCGAACTACCAGAAGATCGTCAAGCAGCTCACGGCGCTCCTGCCGAAGCCGGACACCGCGCCAAAGCAGGAGGACGACGGCTTTGCAAGCTTTGTCCGGGAGCGTGACGAGGCATGAAGCTCACGCGCTACCCGGAGACCTACAACCCGATCCTCGAATACTGGGACGCGATCCAGTCGGGCCGCGAGGTCGTCAGCCTGAAAGTCCAGAAGACCTACCGGCACGTTGTAGAGCAGCTGGAAAACACGGATTCCGAGTTTTATTATTCCCCGCGCCGGGCAAACCACGTCCTCGAATTTTTTGAAAACTACTGCCACCACTCCAAGGGCAAGGCGGGCGGCCAGCTCGTCCGGCTGGAGCTATGGGAAAAAGCACTGCTGGCGACTGTCTTCGGGTTTATCGACATCGAGGGAAACCGCCAGTACCGCGAGGCCATCCTCATTGTCGGCAAGAAAAACGGCAAATCGCTGCTGGCCTCCGGCGTCGGCCTGTATTTGCAGCTGGCGGACGGCGAAGCAGGCCCGGAAGTCTACGCGGTAGCCACAAAGCGGGACCAGGCGAAGATCATCTGGCAGGAAGCCAAGCGCATGGTGCAGAAATCGCCGGCGCTGCGCAAGCGGACGCGCTGCCTGGTCGGCGAGGTGGACAGCGATTACAACGACGGCGTATTCAAGCCGCTGTCCTCGGACAGCGACACGCTCGACGGCCTCAACATCCACGGGGCCATGATGGACGAGCTCCATCAGTGGAAAAACGGCAGACCGCTGTACGACATCGTTGCCGACGGCGATCAGGCCCGCGCGCAGCCGCTGCGATTCATCACCTCCACAGCCGGCACCATTCGAGAAGATATCTACGACGAAAAATACGAAGAGGCCGAGCGCATCATAAACGGCTACGAAGATCCGGACGGGTACCACGACCCGCGCCGGATCGCGTTTATTTACGAGCTCGACAAGCGCAGCGAGTGGACAGACCCGGACTGCTGGAAAAAGGCAAATCCGGGCCTCGGGACGATCAAGAGCTACACGGCGCTGAAAGAGCGGGTCGAGCGGGCGGAGAAAAACCCGGCCCTCGTCCGAAACCTCGTCTGCAAGGATTTCAACATCCGCGAGACCTCCAGCGAAGCCTGGCTCAACTTTGAGCAGCTGGACAACCGCGACACCTTCCAGCTCGACAAGGAAAACCGCCGCCTGATCTGGCAGCACCACATGGCGGACGGCAGGACGCAGGAGCGCGTGCTTTCCTACCCGCGATACGGCATCGGCGGCGCGGACCTCTCCAAAACCACTGACCTGACGGCGGCAAAGGTGCTGTTCCAAGTGCCGGAGCTGCCGGAGATCCTGTTTGTGCTGCAGATGTACTGGCTGCCGCAGGACCTTTTGGAAAAACGCGTCACGGAGGACAAGATCCCCTACGACAAGTGGCATGAGCGCGGGCTGCTCCGCCTGTCCGAGGGCAACAAGATCCGCTATGAGGACGTCAAAGCATGGTTCATCGAGGTGCAGGAAGACCTCGATATTTTTATCCCCTTTATTGGGTATGATGCGTGGTCTGCGTCTTATTGGGTGGACAGCATGGCGGACTATTTCGGGAAAGAGGCCATGATCGCCGTACATCAGGGCGTGAAGACCTTGTCAGAGCCCATGAAGCGCTGCGGAAACGACCTCGAATCCAAGCGCATTATTTACAATAACCACCCGATCGACAAGTGGAACCTCGCAAACACCGCCTACGACGAGGACAAAAACGGCAACATCCAGCCGCACAAGACGAGCAAGTCAACCCGCCGCATTGACGGAACGGCGGCCCTGCTCGACGCCTACACGATCTACGATCAGAAGCAGGCAGAATACACCAGTATGCTCTAGGAGTGAGACAATGGGATTTTTTAAAAACCTCCTGACGAATATCACAACGACCAAGCGCGTTTCGACTGTCCAGATGGTGCAGGAGCGCGGGAACGGCTTTTACAGCTACAACGGCAAAATGTATCAGTCCGATATCGTCCGCGCCTGCATCCGACCCAAGGTCAAGGCCATCGGCAAGCTGACGGCCAAGCACATCCGGGAGACCATCACCGCCCAGACGCGGAAGATCGCCGTCAACCCGGAGCCGTACATCCGCTTCCTGCTCGAAGAGCCGAACCAGTACATGACCGGCCAGATGCTGCAGGAAAAGCTGGCCGCACAGCTGGTGCTCAACAACAACGCCTTCGCGGTCATCCTCCGGGATGAAAACGGCCTGCCGAACGCCATTTTCCCAGTCGCGGCCATGCAGGCCGATGCCGTTTACGACGCGGGAGGCAACCTGTACCTGAAATTTTACATGCAGAACGGCAATGTGCTGACGTTTGCATACGACGATGTGATCCACCTGCGCGGGGATTTCTACGAAAACGACATCTTCGGCGACCCCATCGCCCCGGCCATTGTGCCGCTCATGGAGATCGTCACCACGACGGATCAGGGCATCGTCAAGGCCATCCGAAACAGCGCCGTCATCCGCTGGCTTTTGATGTTCGCCGCGTCCATGCGCCCGGAGGACGTGAAGCAGCGCGCGCAGGACTTCGCGGACAGTTTTCTGAACGTGACTAACGGCACGGGCGTTGCAGCAGTAGACGCAAAGGCAGAGGCAAAGCAGATCGACCCCAAGGACTACGTCCCGAACGCCGCCCAGATGGACAAAACCACGCAGCGCATCTACGCTCTGTTCAATACCAACCCGCACATCGTCACATCCATTGCGACGGAAGATGAGCAAAACGCCTATTTTGACGCCGAGATCGAGCCGGTTTTGAAGCAGCTGAGCGGCGAGTACACCCGCAAGCTCTTTTCCCGGCGCGAGCGCGGCTGCGGCAACCGCATCGTCTTTGAGGCGTCCGCGTGGGACTTCGCCTCGACCTCGACCAAGCTCAACCTCCTGCAGATGGTCGACCGCGGCGCGCTGACGCCGAACGAATGGCGCCGCGCCTTTAACCTCGCGCCGGTCGACGGCGGGGACAAGCCGATCCGCAGGCTGGACACGCAGCCGGTCGACCGGAACACCACGCAGAAAGGAGATGAAACCACATGAAGATCAGCATTCGCGGGCCCATCGTATCCAGCAATCAGCACCGCTTTTATCAGTGGTACGGCATGGAGGCGACGAGCCCTAAATCCGTAGCCGACGCGCTTGCATCCGGAAACGGTGAGCGGGCAGAAGTCGAGATCAATTCCGGCGGCGGCGAGATCTTCGCCGCGAGCGAGATCTATACCGCACTGCGCAACTACGCGGGCGGCGTCCACATCCGCATCGTCGGCCTTGCGGCATCGGCCGCGTCCATCATCGCCATGGCGGGCGAGTCGGAAATGACGCCGACCGGCATGATGATGATCCACAACGTCCAGTCCAGCGCCGACGGCGATTACCGTCAGATGGAGCACACCGCGGGCGTCCTGCGCGACGCCAACCACGCCATTATATCGGCCTACGTCGCCAAGACTGGCAGGCCGGAGGCGGAGATCGCCGCCATGATGGACGCTGAGACGTGGGTCACGGCGGAGCGGGCCGTAGAACTCGGCCTCATCGACCGCGTCATGCAGCCGGATAACGGCCAGAAACCGCTGGCGGCGGATTTTTATTCCGGCATGCTCAGCGAAGACGCGCTCCGGCGCGCGGAAAACTTTTTAAAAGGTCAGGCCGCAGAGCCTGATTTTTTTATGCCCGAACGGGCGCAGGCAGAAGCAAAACTGAAATTTTTAAAACTCAAAGGAGAATTGAAATGACAAAGGAAATTTACAACATCCAGCGCCAGAAGCTTATGGACGACGCCCAGAAGCTGCTGGACGAAAGCAAGACCGCAGAGGCACAGGCCAAGATGAAAGAAATCGAGGCCCTCGACGCCAAGTTTGAGGAGGAAGCCAAGATCCAGGCGAACCTCAACGCGCTTGCAGGGCAGAAGGTTGCGGCACCGGCTGCGGCGGCACAGTCCGTCGACCTGTCCGGCACGGCAAAGACTCCGGACGTGCTCGACCGGTACGACACCGACGAGTACAAGCGGGCCTTCATGAACTACGTCCTGACCGGCAAGAAGATCCCGGCAGAGCTGACCAACGTGGACGCAAACACCAAGACCTCCGACGTTGGCGCGGCCATCCCGACCACGACGCTGCAGAAGATCTACGAGAAGATCGAAGCGACCGGCATGATCCTGCCGCGCGTGACGCACACGTCCTACAAGGGCGGCGTGACCGTCCCGACCAGCTCGGCCAAGCCGACGGCCTCCTGGGTTGCCGAGGGCACAGGCTCCGACAAGCAGAAGAAGGCGATCGGCTCCATCACGTTTGCCTACCACAAACTGCGCTGCGCGATCTCCATGTCGCTCGAGGTCTCCATCGTGACCTACCCGATGTTCGAATCGCAGTTTGTCGCCAACGTGGCAGAGGCCATGGTCAAGGCCGAGGAGCAGTCCATCATCAGCGGCTCCGGCTCCGGCCAGCCGAAGGGTATTACCAAGGAAACCGCGCCGACCGGGCAGAACATCGACATCGCCGCCGCGACGACCGCGCTGGCATACGCCGATCTGGTCAAGGCAGAGGCCGCGCTGCCGCAGGCTTACGACGCGGACGCCGTCTGGTGCATGTCGAAGAAGACTTTCTTCGAGCAGATCGTCGGCATGGTGGACGACAAGAAGCAGCCCGTCGCCCGCGTCAACTATGGACTCAGCGGCAAGCCGGTCTACTCGCTCTTTGGCCGCGAGGTCGTCCTCGTCGGCGACTATCTGCCGTCCTTCACGGCGAGCGTGACCGCGGACACAATCTTTGCGTTCATTTTCAATTTCAAGGACTACCTCTGGAACGAAAATCTGGGCATGACCTTCCGCAAGTACACCGACAACGCGACCGACGACGAGGTCACCGTCGCGCTGGCACTTGTCGACGGCAAGGTAGTCGACAAGAACAGCCTCGTCACGCTGACCAAGAAGAAAGCCTGACGGAGCGCGGCCAACAGGGAGGGATAACCAATGGCTTTGATCAACGTTGCAAAAACCGCCCTGCGGCTGACCACAAACGCCCTTGACGACGAGCTCGCCGACGAGATCGACGCCTGCCTCCTGCGCCTGCACCTTGCGGGCGCGGAGGGAGCGGACGAAGATCCGCTGGTCAAAGACGCCGTCCGAGCCTTCGTCCGCTGGCAGCATGACTTCTGCGGCCGCGGCGACGAATGGAAGACGTGCTTTGAGGAGCTGCGCGACGCGATGGGCCTGTCCGACGACTATTCGCCGGGCGCAGAGGGAGGGGGCGCGTGCTGTGATCTTTGACACGCAGATCACGCTGCGCCTGCTGTCCTACCCAATCGTGAGCGGGCAGACCACCGAAAAGCTCGAACGCGAGACAACCGTCTGGGCTGCCCGCAAGTCCGTCAACCGCGCCGAGTATTATCAGGCCGCGCAAGCCGGCAAGCGCACGGACGCAATTTTCCGCATGCACAGCGCGGAATACGGAGGCGAGCAGCAGCTCGTCTGCGGTTCCGACGTCTTTGACGTCATCCGCAGCTATGGCGCGGAGACGGAAGAAGTCGAGCTGACCTGCAAACGGAGGGACGGCGCATGATGATCTATGAGGCGCTATCAAGCCTAGGCGTTCCGGTCTGCCACCCGCCCTACAAGGGCGCGGAGGAAACCTACATCACCTATCAGCTGCTCGGCCAGTCCGGGCAGCTCTACGCCGAGGGCGGAGAGGCCGAGACCGGCGTGCAGTACGCCGTTTCCATCTTTGCCGAGGGCTTTGCCGCCGATCTGCTCCAGCGCACGAAAGCCGCGCTGGAGGCCGCAGGCTACATTGCTACCGTCGACATGGAGACCTACGACAAGGAAACGGGCCGCACGCAGATCGCGCTCATCGCCGAGACGGAGGGCGCGGAGTATGGCTAGTTTACAGGTCGAGGGCATGAACGAGATGATCCATGCGCTTTCGAAGATGGACCTTTTTGACGACGAGATGCAGCAGGAACTACTTTATGCCGCAGGAGATATCGCGATCAGAGAGATCTGGGAACGGGTCAGAACGAGCGGGTTTAACTTCGAGGGGTATAAAAACAAAATCAAGTACAGCAAGAAAATCAAGCGCGATAAAAACGACCTGCCATATATCACGGTCACAGTCTCCGGAAAAAACGAGAACGGGGTACGGAGAAATCTGATTGTATTTGTTCTGAATTATGGACGCGCCAAAGAACACGGACAAATCGTCGGGACTTACTTCTGGAACAGAGGGTCCGATGCGGCGACGCCAATGATCAGGCAGGAATTTGAAAAGATCATCAATGAAAAATTACGAGAAAGGGGCTTGCAGTAATGCCTAGTTTTGACTTACGCGGCATCCGGGCGGGAAAGTATAAAAACACGTCCGGCACCGTGACCTACACAGAGCCGACCGACGTCGGCGACGCCATGAGCGCGCAGCTGGAACTCAAGTTCGCCGAGGGCCGCCTGTACGCGGAATCCAAGCTTGCCGAGTATATCAAGCTTGCCACCGGCGGCACGATCTCGCTGGCTGTCAAGTACATCAAAAAAACCGCACAGGCCATGCTCTACGGCTGCACATCCGATACGAGCAAGGAAAATCTGAAATTCTCGGCAAAAGACATCGCAAACTATGTCGGCGTCGGCTTTTACGCGCCGGATAAGATCGACGGCGTGACCAAATACACCTGCGTCTGGGTTCCGAAAGCGCTGTTCGGCCCGCCCTCGCTGTCCTACCAGACCAAGGGCGAGAACATCCAGTTCAACACGCCGACCACGACCGGCGAATTCCTCGCCGACGACTCCGCCGACGAGCTACTGCTCGAAACTGAGACCGTCGACACCGCAGAGGCCGCCGTCGCATGGATCAAGGGAAAGCTGGGTGAGACCTGATGGGGGACATTCGTTTGAAGAAGCATCCGTTTGAATACGGGGGCAAAGCATACGAGCTTTCGGTAAACATGAATGTGCTCGCTGACCTTCAGGAGCTGCACGACGGAAATCTGAATGCGGTCCTGCTAAAAGGCCGGACCATGAAGACGGTGTTTGAAATTGCGGCGGCCGCCATGAACGACTACGCAGACAGCAAGGGCTGGCCGGAGCGGGCGACCGCGAAGGAGCTTGGCAGAACGCTCGGTATGAGCGGCTTTAAGCGGCTGTGCGAGCCGATGATGGACATGCTGATCGCGGCGATCAAGGAGCCGGACGATTCGGAACCGGAAGAGGAAAAAAACGTGAAGACCACGGAGACGAACCGTACAGTGTAAATTTTCCGTGGTTTTTAAATATCTGGATCAATATCCTCCACAACGACGAGACTGTATTTTGGAGGACCATGACACCGGCGCGGTGCGTAACGCTCTATCGTGAGTATTTTGAGCTGATCGCACCGCGTCGAACTTCTAAAGACGAAGAGACTTCCAAACCGTCGTTGCACGACTATATCGCGGGGGTGGGATAATGGCAGGCCCAACAATCAACACAAAAATCAAGCTGGACGGCGAGGCCGAGTATAAGCAGGCGGTCAAGGAGATCAATGCTGCGCTTGGCAATCTGGACAGTAAACTGAAAAATCTGGATGAGACGTATAAAGACAGCGAAGGCAGCGTCGAGGGCCTGACCAAGAAAAACGAGGTCCTGAACCAGAAGATTTTAACGCAGAAGGAAAAAATCGACGAGCTGCGGAAAATGGTGCAGAGCGCCGGAAAATCGCTCGGTGAGCATTCCGCGGCAACACAAAATTACCAGAAACAGCTAAATAACGCAGAAACGGCCCTTCTGAAAATGGAGAAAGCGCTGCGTGACAATACAAAGCAGCTCAAAGATGCTGGTGTAGAGACTGACAACTTTTCCGGAGGACTGGAAGATCTCGAAGAAAAAACCGGTTCGGCCGAAAAGGGCCTGAAAAACCTCACGAAAACAGAGGAAGAGGGCAACAAAAAAACAAAGACGCTCGGCGATCTCGTCAAGACGTTGGGTGACAAGTTTGGAATCAATATACCGGAGGGCGCAGAACAGGCAATCGGAGCACTCGGAAATGTAAGCGGAGCCGCCGTTGCCATGGCAGGATCCATGGCGGCAGCGGTAACGGCGATCGCGAAGGTTGAAGAAAAGCTGAAAAGCATGACTGAGGAATCCGGAAAACGCGCAAGCGATATTCAGGACCTTGCCATGACCTACAACATGACGACGGACACCATTCAGGAAATGACTTACGCTGGCGAGCTGATGGGTGTCGGCATGGACACGATCACGGACTCTATCAAGGATCTCACAAAGAACCTGTATGACGCCTATGAGAACGGCGGAGATACGCTTGCGGCTTTCAGTGAGCTCGGGGTTGAGATCACGAATACAGACGGCAGCCTTCGGAATGCCAACGCTGTCTTTATGGATGTGATCGACGCCCTCGGTGGCGTCGAAAACTACACAGAGCGAGACGCAAAGGCCATGGCACTCCTGAACGAGAGCGCCCAGAAGTTAAACCCGCTTATCAAACAAGGGTCGGCGAGACTGAGAGAATACGCGCAGGAGGCAAGAGACACTGGATATGTCATGGACAGCGATATGCTGGACACGCTGGATAAAGTAGACACTTCCATGAGACGTTACAATCTGCAAATTGAGGCTGGAGAAAACGCCATGTCAGCGGAATTTGCACCAGCGCTTACGGAGTTCAACAACAAATTCGGCGAGACGTTTTCGCAATTAGCGAAAGATGCATCGGAAAGCGGGCTGATTGAAGTATTTGCAACATTGCTGGACATCGTAACGGCGCTGTCTCCAGCGCTGGAGGCTGTTGGGGATGTTCTTGTAATACTTGAGCCGATGTTTAAAATAACAAGCGGGGTGATCGCAACTGCTGCGGACGGGCTTAGAGTAATTTTCGACTTGGTGGAAATGATAACGGGACCGCTTGGCGCGATTTTTAGCGCTCTGTTCAACTGGGATTTTTCAGACTTGGGGGATAAAATCGACAAAGCGTATTCAGAGCCAGCAACGGACATAGTGAACACACTGACATACCAGAGCGGATCGGGAGCCAGACTCCGCGGCAACGCCTCCGGCACGGACAACTGGTACGGCGGCTTCACGCGGGTAAACGAAAACGGCCCGGAACGCATCTATCTGCCGTCCGGCTCGCGCATCCAGACGGCCAGCGAAACACGCTACACCTCCGGCGATACCTACAACACCACCGTCTACGTCGACCACGTCGACGACCTCGACACCATCCTCCGCATCGCCAAAAACGCACGCATCACAGCCAGAATGGGGGCGAAGTAAATGCCGACGTTTACAGTGCAGGCAAGCGGCTCGACAGCAGTCGCGAAGAACCACCCGAACACAAACTATTCGGATCTTACACAGTACAAATTCTTCGTAGAGCCGTTTACAGGAGACGCGGGAAACATTAAGCGAGGGGATAACGTATATATCAACTTCCCTGTGCCGGGCGACGCATACAAGTTCAAACGGGTAACAAAAGTAACGCTTGCATTTTATGCACAGCCAACAGCAGAAAGCGGCGCTATATACAAGGGGATTTGGACATATGTAAATGCGTTGGCGAGTCAATTTGATGCGGATGCAATGACATATGCGACAAGGCCTGAGATATACCAGACCTTCACAGGGGTTTCGGAGCAAGCAAACGGAAACTGGACGGCTCTGAATGAAATCATACAGCTAAATGCAGTTTTTGACCTGAAAAATTACAAATCAAAAAAAGAAGAACTGCAGCAAGGAATAAGAAATGGCTTTGTGGTCGCGCTTCGAGGAGGAGAATCAGGGACAAGCGAGGCGATTATATTCGGCGCAAAGTCAACACGGAAGCCATCGTTGGTGTGCGAGTATTCGGACGACACTGTAGGGATAACAGCGGATGGGTTTGCTCCGACAGCCGGCGCTTTTGTGAACAGATTTGAAAAAAATATGTTTACATGGCGCTGTGACGATGACACAGCCGACTCACAGGTCTGCTTCGCAGAGATAAAGCAAACCTCCGCAGTTTTCGAGTGGCGCGTAAAAAATGCGAGCACCTCAAAGACAATCAGCGTCTCCGGTGCGACGACCTCTTGCACGGTCCCGGCAAACACATTCCCGTCCGGGACGATCGAGTGGCGCGTAAAGGTGACGGCGAACAGCGGCACGACAACGACGTCCGCATGGCAGGAGATCACGACAACAGACGTTACCCCGACGGCCAAGCCTGTCTCTCCTTCTGGCATCGTCATTGACGCGACAATCGTCAACCGCTTCTCATGGCAGCACATCATTTCTACTGGAACGCCGCAGAGCAAGGCGGATCTGCAATGGTCCGCCGACGGCACGACGTGGAATACCCTAGCGACCGTCACGGGAGAAAACCAGTATTACGACGTTCCGGCGAACAAATTCACAAGCGGAACAAAATACTGGCGCGTGCGCACCTACAACACCGACGGCACGGACTCGGCGTGGAGCGAAAAGGCCGAGTTTATCGCCATCAACGCCCCGTCGGCCCCGTCCATCGTCATCCAGTCTACCGGCCCGCGCCCGCGCATCACTTGGCAGACCTCCGAGCAGGAAGCCTATCAGCTGACGCTGTCCAGCGGCTACGCCTCCGGCACGGTCTACGGCACGGAGAAGGCATGGCGCTCGCCGGTCTACCTCGCCGACGGCAGCTACACCGTCCGCGTCCGCGTGCAGAACAAGTACGGCATGTGGTCCGAGTGGTCTGCGGCCGCGCTGCCCATCTCGCACACCGAGGGCGAGGCCATCACCATGACCGCCACCGCCGGCCATGAGGCCGCGCTCACCTGGCAGACCGCCGGGAGCTACGATTTTTACCTCGTCGAGCGGGACGGCGTGGCCATCGCCCGCACCGTCCAAAAGCAGTACATCGACCACACCAGCATCGGCTCCGTCACCTACCGCGTCCGCGGCTGCTACGACGAAAGCGATAACTACGGCGTATCCAATTCGGATACCGTCGAGATCCTGCCCGAGACCAACATGATCTGCGACCTCGAGACCGGCATCTGGCTCGAGATGCGCCTGTCCGAAACGCAGCTGCGCACCAACCGCACCAGTTTCTCGGCCGGGGTCTCGACCGTCCATCTGGCGGGCCTTGCCTACCCAATCGAGGAGCGCAGCGAGCAGCGCGACCGCGCCCTGTCCGTCGCCTGCGCCTGGCCGCACGCGCAGCGGGCCGCCGCCCTTGCGCTGGAAGCCCTTGTCGGCCGCCTCGTCTGCCTCAAAGACCGATACGGCAACATGGCCATCGGCTCGCTTCCGTCGCTCGAGAGCAACTGCGACGAGTTCATGCGCCGCTATTCCTTCACCATCTCGCACACGAACCGGGAGGAGGCGATCACCCTTGACCCGTGACGTCCGCTTCCGCGTCGACGTGCTCAGAAACGGCGCACCCATCACCCACCTCCAATGGGACACCGGCAGCGCCCCGCAGATCATCGCCAGCCGCGACGCGACGATCCACACCAGCATCAAGGGCACCTTCCTCGTCAACGACGCGGTCGACTACCTCTCCGACGAGCTCCAGCCTGTCATGACCATTGACGGGCAGGAGACGCCCCTCGGCATCTATCAGGCCGCGACCCCGAGCATTAAGGGCGCGGCCGGTCAGAAGCGCGTCGAGGTCGAGGCCTACGACCGTTGCTGGCGCGTCTACAGCAACCGCACCGAGACCATCCTGCACCTGTCCGCCGGTGCGTCCTATCTCACCGAGATCCGCAAGCTGCTCACCGCCTGCGGCGTCGCGCTCGTCATTGCGACGCCGTCGGACGCGACGCTGCAGACCGACCGCGAGGACTGGGATGTCGGCACGAGCTACCTGACCATCGTCAACGACCTGCTGGCCGAGATCAACTACAACAGCCTCTGGTTCGACGCCTCCGGCGTCGCCCGTCTCGAGCCATATCAGGAGCCGAGCGCGCAGAACATCGACTGGTCCTACGGCACGACGGACCTCTTCCTTCCGGACCGGCATCCGGGGCCGAACTTCTCAGATGAGGAAGACATCTTCAACGCGCCGAACGTCTTCATCTGCGTCTGCTCCAACCCGGATCTGGAGCAGCCCATGGTCGCAACGGCCGTCAACGACAATCCGCAGTCGCGCAAGTCCACCTTCCGGCGGAACATGCGCATCGCCTCGCTCATCAAGGTCGACAACATCGCCTCGCAGGAGGAGCTGCAGGCCTACGCCGACCGCATGCGCAACGAGTCGCTCCTTTCCGCCCGGGCCATCACGTTTTACACGCTCAATGACCCCGGCCACGGCATCGGTGACGTCCTCGCGATCACGCACGACGACATCGGCGGCATTTACCTCGAGACCGGCTGGCAGATGCAGCTGTCAGCCGGAAGCCTCATGACACACTCTGCAAAAAGGACGGTGATTGCATAATGGAAGGCGTCGACAGCCTGTACACCGAAGAACCCGAAGAGCAGCAGACCGAAGAACAGCAGCAGCCGTTCCAGCTGGCCGTCATTGCGACGGTCGAGGAAGACGGCCTGACCCTCACGCCTGACGGCGCGGAGGAGCCGACCGAGAAGCATTTTAAATGCAACACCGGCATCAACTTCGCCGCCGGACAGCGCGTGGCCGTCCTCGAACTGTCCGGCAGCAAGGTCGTCATGTTCCCGATCGGCAACCCCGGCGCGGACGCGCCGGCGAAGATCCCGCCCAGCGGTACGGCCGGGCAGGTGCTCCAAAAATCGTCCGACAACGACTACGCGCTCACCTGGGGCAGCATTACCGGCCTTCTGCCGACCGGAGGAACGAACGGACAGATCCTCAAAAAGTCAGGCAACGCCGACTATGCCGTCGAATGGGGCGACATCAACGGTGCTCTGCCGTCCGGCGGAACGACGGGCCAAGTGCTCAAAAAATCCAGCGCCACCGACTACGCCTGCACGTGGGGCAGCATCGACGGCCTCCTGCCATCCGGAGGCACCGACGGTCAGGTGCTGCTAAAAAACGGCGCGACAAACTACAGCGTAAAATGGGGAACACTCACCGGTGCGCTGCCGAAGGGCGGCAGCGCAGGGCAGGTGCTGAAAAAATCATCTGCGACAGACTACGCTTGCACGTGGGGCGACGTCGACGGCACGCTTCCGAGCGGCGGCACCGACGGCCAGGTGCTCCTGAAAAACGGATCGACGGCCTACGCCGCGAAGTGGGGCACGGTATCCGCCGCAGAACTCAAGAGCGGATACAATTCGCTGGAGCTGAAAACAAAAACCCTGACGCCGTCCTCGAACGGCTTTGAGATAGGGACATCGAGCTATCCCGTGACAGTCAGGGGAGACGAAATCGTGCTGTATTACAGTTCATACCGCTACTGCACCCTTGCGTGCAACTCATCCGGGAAGCTGACCGTCAACGGCACAGCCATCAACTAAGGAGGGCATCATGAAATTATACGACATCGCGCTCGCGGCAAAGCCACTGCAGAAGCTCATCGAACAGGATCTGCCGCTCCGGCAGGCCTACCAGCTCGCCATGCTGGCGACCAGGCTCAACCCAACACTCGAATTCTACGGAAACCAGCTCATGAGCGGGCGGCCGCAGGCGGAGCTGAACGAGCTGGACGCCGACACGCTCCCCGAGCTGCCGCACATCACGCTTCCGCTCGACCTCGATATCCGGCTTTCCGCCGGGGATATCAAGTGCCTTGAGCCGTTTGTGACCTTCGAAGGAGCTGATAACGCATGATCACCATCCACTGCTCCCGCGCGTGCGCGCATCTGGCGTCGCCGCCGGAGCTTTTGACGGCGGGGATGAGCAAAGCCGTGACGGTGCAGTTCGTCTTCTCGCTCGCATGGGACGGGCTGACGAAGACAGCCGTCTTTACCAACGGCAAGACCACCGTCGACGTTCTGGCGGCGAACTGGGACGGGGATACCGTTCCCGTCCCGCACGAAGTTCTCGCCGTCCCGGGCCGCCACGCCCGCGTGGGCGTCTATGGCGCGGACAAAAGCGGCGTCGTCCTGCCGACCGTCTGGGTGAGCCTCGGCAAGGTCCAGCCCGGCGCGGATCCGTCCGGCGACGCCTCGGCCGACCCGTCCCTGCCCGTCTGGGCGCAGCTGCAAAAGCAGATCGGCGATCTGGACGACCTCAAGACCTACAACAAGGACAACCTCGTCGACGCCATCAACGAGGCCCGCCAGTCCGGCGGCGGCTCTGGTGGCGGGGGCATCCAGTCGGCACAGATCGACGCGATCCTCGTGATGACAAAATCCGAATATGACGCGCTGGACAAAAAGGACGCGCGGACACTGTATCTGTTGGAGGGATAACATGCTGGCAGTTGGAATCAAACGCATTCTGGAGCTGTTCATCGGCTCCATGGGCATCAAATCCGCCCACCTGGGCACGAAAACCATCTACGAAAGACCGGGCGGATTTTTGTACATTGAACTCACAAGCGAAGAAAGGGGATAAATCCAGATGGCAAGTTTTTTCAATCTGACACTTGATACGCTGGCACCTGCCGGCCTATCGCTGATCCTGAACGACGGTGCACAGTACGCGACCAGCGCGACCGTCACGGCGAAGATCTCTGTCTCCGACGAGACAACGACGGGCTACCAGATGAAGATCTGGGGCACGAAGACGGCGGGGACCGAGGCGGAAGCGTCGTGGGAGACATTCGCCAAGACAAAATCCATCACACTGCCCGACGGCGACGGCCTCAAGACGATCTATGTCAAGATGCGCGACGACGTCGGCAACGAAACGGCCGCAGTCAGCGACACGATCACGCTCAACACGTCGATTCCTGCCGTGACCATCACCGGCCCCGACAAGAGCAGGATCTCGAAGGTCACGGGCTACGATGCAGCGGCGTTCTCCTTCGTCTGCGACGTGGACTTTGAGGAATACACCATTCGCGTCGTTCCGGCGACGAGCAGCCTGCACACGGCGGGCACGCAGATCCCGACGACGGGCGGCTCCACCAACGTCAGCGGCACGGAGGGAGGCTACAAGAAGAACACCGCCATCAACGTCACTGTCAAGGGCGCGGACCTCGAGGCAGCGTCTTCCGGCGACGGAACGAAGATCGTAAAGGTCTTCGTCAAGAACGCCGCCGGGACCTGGAGTGCCGCCTGATGGCCGCGCCGCAGCTGACATTTTCCATCACGGGCAACAAGATCTCGGCGGTCTCGGGGTTCGACTCGATCACCGTTTCCTTCTCGTCGGACATCGCCTACACGGCCTTCGAGTGCCGCGCGACGAAGTCCGGCGAGGATTGGGGCCGCGGGAAGGGCGCTTTGATCGCGTCATTCTCCCAGACCCCGGCGGGAACGCAGCGCACCTTTGAGGTTTACGACGATTTTCTGCTTTCCGGTGATGGGGAATACCGCATTTCGTTGTTCGCGCAAAGCGCGGACGGCAGCTGGAACGACAACTACGGCTTTATCCCGCTGGGAGAGTCGCAGGCGCTGAAGACCGCGGACGGCGAGGATTTTCTGTGTATGAAGGAGTGATCGTATGGCTTACAACAGCCAGTTTACCGGCGCGCAGATCGACGAGGCTATCGCCGACGTGCGCAGCAACAAAGACGCGTGGAACGGAAAGCAAGATGTGATTCTCGCCTCCGGCGCGGCCGTCGGGGACCTGATCAAGGTCAAGGCGGTGGACGCCAGCGGAAAGCCGACGGCGTGGGCCGTGGCCGTGGCAGGCACGGACTATATGAAGACCGGCAACATCACCAAACAGACGCTGGTCTCCGCGGAGACCACGCCGACCGAGAACTACGCCATCAACTGGCAATATGAGTGAGGAGGCCCCATGGCGCACAAGACATTGATCTCCGGCACGGGGTACGACGTATCCGGCGGGCGGGAGCTGATCGGGGGCACGGGCTACGCGAAGAAGAAAGGCCGGGTGCTGGTGAACGGCACCGGGTACGATATCCCGTTTTCCATCGGCATCCCGCTTTCCACCGTCGCGCTCGGCGATATCCTCATGCTGAACGAAAACGGCAGCCCCGTGCCGTTCTACGTCTGCAAGCACGACTACGAAAGCGGACTGAACGGCGCAGGGCGGACACTTCTGGTGAGGAAGGATTGCTATGACAAGCGTATTTTTGACAGCAGTAGCAAGATTTTCGCCGGGAGCTCGATAGACACATGGCTCAACGGAACCTGGATCAAGCTGCTGACATTGGACGTCCAGTCTGCGGCCGGCACGACAAAAATCTACTACTATGACGGAAGCAACAAGAAAGCAGTCACGACCCGTGCAGTGTTCCTGCTGTCGACAGCAGAGTTTGGCTACAGCGATTATGCTGATACTGACGGAGAACCACTGGACAGTGCTGTGAGAAAACTACTTTCCACTGCTTACTACGGCGGAAATAGTGTTGGACAGTGGACGCGTACACCGGCCACCTGGACACAGAAAGACGTGTACGTTATAATGCCTAGCGACTATTCGACTCATATGCTTTGCAACGACAGTTACGGCGTCCGCCCCGCCTTCACCATCCCCTCGACCTTCCCCGTGATCCAAAACCCCGACGGCACCTACACCCTTGCAGCATAAAGGAGGACCCACATGGGCACACACCACATTTTGAAAGACGGCACGTCCTACGCCATCAAAGGCGGCACTGACCTGATTGCTGGTACAAGTTACCAAATCGGGGGGGTCGAACGCTGGTGGATGGGACAGCGTATGAGGTCAAGTTCAGCGACGGGCTGACGTGGATCATAAATGAGTCCCCAAAAATAATGGTTTTTGAGCAAGCCATTGATTTTACATCAAACGGGAAAAAATTTGACTACTTCATGATCACTGCAGGCTCTCGGCCAAGCATTGTTTACTCTTACGGGCCAGGCAATATTTGGTACGCATATTTCAACGGGAGCTGGACGCAAGAGGCATTCCGGACAGTGACTTTCGCTGAAATGCCAACAGGAGCACTATTAGCATGGCTGCAGGCCAATGCCGTGCAGCAATAGACAGGAGGAACTTATGGACACCTGGTACATCACAATCGGAGGGCAGGAGATCGAGACGCGGCCGGCCGCCGGCCGCATGCGCGACGCCGACT